CAGGACATTGACAGTGACCGGGACGCCCTGGTCGGTTGTCGCGAAATCAGGGACCAGAGTCGGGCCGGTATTGGTGACGTTGATTGTCACTGTCGCCTGGGTTGGCTCGGCGCCGATTTGGCCGTCCACAACCGAAAACTCGGAACTGAATAACGAACGATTGTGTTAGTCAACACAACAATTTCTTAATAGATGATGAGGACATCTAACAAGATCTTATACCCAACCATCACTATATGTGTTGGGTGCGCTCTTTATGTGGGAACACGTAAATTGTGCAAGAACAACAGGACATTATATTTCACTGTTTCACAGATTCTGGAATTCCTCCAAACCAAACCCGCTATCGAAAGTAAGCGGGTACGGAAAAGTTTCCAGGATCAAGCTATGCCGTCTGCCGAATTGGTAGATGGTCACTCACATGCGGAAGCTGCTCGAGACCGAAATATCGGTAGCATGTTCTGCAAGAAACTCGCACACAAGTTACACAGACCTGCGTACAGTTATCAAATGTCTAAGTCCGACCAGGACTTCAAAGTCGCTGGTTACAGGGACTGGAGATGGAGCAAGGACATCCCAATCGCACCACGATGCCAACCCGTAAAAGGAATGGCATACATGGTCGATGTGGACTACTATGTGGACATGAACAGGGTTTTGGCCGGTAAGGACCATCCTCTTCTTGTTTACACCACGCAACCTTCGAAGGTTGCTAACTCCAAAGGTGATACAACTCACTACTTCACAAAAGACAACAAATTAGTTTCCCACGTCTCAGGAGGAGCTAAGTACGAACACCCATTGTGGAATTACAATCGTGATTCTGTAATGGCCGTGAGGAAATTCTGCGGAATTCCAATCTGCGTGACTCACTGTTTGGTGGATCAACGACATGTCAATTCGGAGAAGAAACTTGTCATGTTCACCCCGGTAGGTACTTGGACAGGTTTATCCTGTCTGCTCGCACTATGGTGGATCAATGGGGAAGAGTTAACTCATCTCAAACCCGTTACTAACGGGTGGTCAACACTATACTCTCAAAGTCCAGAAGGCCTGATGGTTTCCATTGGAAGAGCTGGAACATACGGAGAAGCGACAGTTTCAGCGGATACGTTGGAACAAATGTTCGCTGCGGACAGATTGTCCAAACAAAGCGCCAATGTTGGCTCGGTTGCATCCTGGGCCGAATCCAACCGTAAGGTGGGCGTGATTATCGCGGACTTCATACGCGAAAACAAAGAGATCAAAGCTCCCTACGTAGCCAGCATTTCGGCTGGCGTTATTGGGTACAGTGCAGACTTGACTTGTGATGATAACGACAAGTCGACGATTACTCCGTTCATGCCTGCTGTGGTCGCAGGCGGGTGCTTTGCACCAGCTCAAGACAACAAGACAACGTCTTGGGGAGTAGAGTCAAGAGTGACCAATCTGAAACAAATTCGGAGCCTAACCATAAACGAAGAACAACGAAGACGAGCAGTATTCTTCGTCAAGAAAGTGGTTAACACAGGGAAATTGTCACCTGTGGATTTTGAGGCTGTTTGGGACAACCAGACAAGGACGACACAACGCGCGATTCTAGAAGAAGCATCGAACATCGGAGAAGTGACAGACGACACGATTGCATCTTTTATGAAGCGTGAAGCTTATGCTAAGGTCGGGACACCAAGAGTTATCTCAACTCTTCCCGGTTTAACGAAATTGGAGTACTCAAGGTACACGCTTGCAGCAAGCAAGCACATCAAGGAATTTTCATGGTATGCATTCCGCAAACCCATGGAGATTGCAAACCGAGTCGCTGACATTGTCAACGGAGCGGTTTTGGTGGCTGAAACAGACTTCTCTCGAATGGATGGACACGTAACTGAAGAAGTACGTGGTCTAATCGAAGAACCGATAATGATCGGTCTCTTTGGTAACGATTCAGAGATGTTGAGTCTGATGCGTGAACAATATGGAAAAGATGGAAGACTTGGAGGTTGCAAATATGAAACAGGATTTGCACGTGCCTCAGGAAGTCCGGAAACATCATTGTTTAACACGATATTGACAGCATTCATTTCGTTCTCAGCGATGTGCGAGTTAGGGATGGGCTATTGCAAGGCTTGGAAGAGTCTTGGAGTCTATGGAGGTGACGACGGTCTTGTGGCCGTCCCATCTGAATATTCTGCCAAACAAGCAGATATTGCCTATCGCACATGTGCCGAATCTTGGGGTCAAGTTCTCAAACTTGATTTCAAGACTCGGGGAGAACCAGTTCAATTTCTCGCACGGTTCTACGGAAACGCATGGACGGGAGGACTGGATAGCATGAGCGACGTTAGAAGGCAACTTGTAAAGTTCCACACGACTATTTCACTAGTAAGTGAGATGACGCCTGAGCAGAAAGCTCAGGACAAGGCGTGTGCAATTCTCCTAACTGATAAGAATACACCAATTCTTGGAGAGTTTGCAAGGAAGATCGCTTCTCAAGGTGTAAAGAGAGCGACGATCAAAGACGAACAGGTATTTAGGCTAGTATCATACTGGGCCAAATTCGACATTGAAGACCAATTCCCGAACGAATATGGATCTTGGATGGACGATGTAATCTTCAAACAAATGCCTGATTTCGACCACGACATATTCCAACACTGGTTGAAGAAGGGCAACCCAATGACCCCACCCCAGTGTCTTGATCTAACTCCTGAAACTTACAAGCCGGAAGTAACATGCATCATCAACGATGACATTTACGAAGGTACCGGAATCAAACCGAGTAATGCCAAACAAGCTTCTCCTGAAGGAAAACAGGATGTTGAACAAACCAAACACCAGAAGGAAGGTCCACGCACTTTAACACAGTCAACAAAGACTGTGAAACAACCTAAGAAGGTTGTTAAAACGAAAACTTCTGGTAAGGTAAACAATCAGTTAGAAGAAACCAAGGTATCTAAGGATGCCAAGGAGGTACTCATTCAACCGAGCACAAGCTCAAAGACGCTTGGCCCTAACAGGCAGGCCAAACGAGA